GATGATTTTATTATAGAAGAAGATACACTCGAAGTGAAAAATACTTTTGTTAAAGTTTCCTATTTTAACATTAATACCTTTGGTTTTTTTAAAACTGCTACAGAATCCGAAACTGAATTCTCGTTGGCGTGGTCGAAATCTTTGCTTTTGGCAAAGGACGCGCTATGGATGAATTTTGGAGGTAGTAGTTTTAATCCAGCTAGAGCTCAGAAATTTCACATGTCTGCTTTTGAGGAACAATTAATGTCAATTGGAGTTAAAATGTTGTGCCATTTAGTGCCAGCAAGTGCTATAAAATTGGATTTTTTTGTACCTAAAGTCTATATGCCTATAGAGTGCGAGGATATAGAAGAAAAATTGTACATGGAGTTTTTCCCATGTGCTTACGCTCATGATATGCCTTATTCAAAAGGAGGAATAATGTTTGTTTCTGAAGACAAAGTTATGGAATATCCTTTTGTTGTACATAATGATAGATGTATGGTGTGTGCATTTCCCCCTAATGACTGCGAATGTCATTGGCGCGTAGTGAAGTGTGTTATGGTTAAAGAATTATCAAAGATTGTTCATAGTCCTAATGAATGGATCCTTAGGAAGTTTTCTAAGATATGTCCTTTAGAAGTGAAAGCTGATTATGCCTCAGAGGAGCTTATGTTACCATTATTTTTATATGGCAGTTTGAATGAACCAAATGTAATAGAATTACCTAAAAATGAGTTTTTATTGAAAGACAAAATTGTTACTAAGGAAGAACCTTGTTTGTCGGCAGGACATACATTTTTTAGTACCATAGAACCTAAAAGTCTGAAAAAATATAAGACTATTAAACACTTAGCCAAGAAAGTACCAAAAAAAATATTTAAAGTGTTAGTGAATTTACCGGGTTATGTCAAGAACTACACAACGACTTTGAAACCGAGGCAACGTGATAATGTGGTTGAGAACAATGATGTTAAGGAGGGTGGATCTGAGGTCATTTCAGGGGAATTATCTAATCCTATGCCATTGGATGGCAAACCTAAATCTGCATCAGGACTTGAAGAAGAGGTTATCCTTGCAAATCCCAATGCAAATACCCGTGGAAACAGGGGACTTTCCAAATTTTTTAAGACCGACAGTGGCTTGGTTGATACAAAGTCAGAAGGCTTCTTTAAGGAAGTTTTGGGCAAGATACAACTCAAATTTGAGACACTTAAACTTCTCTATAGAAAACATAAGGAAGACGGGGAATCCGACCAACCTACTCTCTTGCATGTTAACAAGAGTACTTTACTCGCTAAGGGTAAAGGAATATCCAGCACTATTAAAAAGAAACTAGGTGATTATGTAAGAGATGCTGAAATTGGGAAAAAATGGAATGCTACCAGCCGCACCTACAATAAAACCTGTAAAGAAATAAATGATTGGTGCAGGAAAAAATTGGGATGTACCGATCCCATTGTTACAGAAAATGAGTTTATAATTTTGGATCAGAATGAACCTTTAAGTAAACAATCTGATGAGGAAAAAATGATTAATAAAATTTTTAAAACTGAAGGCATTTTGGGAGCAGCTGCTAAGAAATTAGTGGAGCTTTTGATTGGTGCTGAAAATTTATTGACATTAGTTCCGGAAGGAGAGTTTTCTTACATGACAGTGATTTTCAAATCTGTTAAAATGTTTATACTTAGATTATTAAAAGCAGGTTTGAAGGAACCAGCGATTTTTGGTCTAGGTGCAGCATTTGTAGTTCTCGTAGTTAATTACTCAAAATTGATGGAGCATGCAGTAGCTTTTTATAATAATACCCCCAAGGAGGAGAATATACAACCATTATATACAGTTTTTCCAATTGAAGGAGTTTTAGGTGCTATTTCTAATAATACCATACCTTTAATGTTTGGATCTTTACTTCTAGGGAGTGCATGGAAACAAATCTTTAAGAAACCTGAAGTGAAAGGGGCTAAGAAAGGAGAAAAGAAAGATGTTAAGGAAATTGATAAAAAGAAATTTGATGAAAATCCTTCTGAAGAAGTCATTGGTATATTTGATGTATTGAATGCTTCTGTGGTTGGGATGTCCACTGCTGTTGGGGCAGTTTGTGTATTCATTGAATCCATCAACTTAGCTGCTTATTCCACAGTTAAATATCCTAAAAGATTTTATAGGCCAAATTATGGGAAATCAGAAGTAAAAGTGGCTAAAGATTATAAAGTTAATCATGCTTCTGAGATTGTTAAAGACCCTATAATTGAAACTCAACCTAAAATAGAATCACAAGCAAAAAAACCTGTACACCAAGTAAAGTTGTTTAAAACTATTCTCAAGAAATGCTGGGCTTGTAAAAGTAAATTGAAAGTGTCTGACGTTGATTCATGTTCTAACTGTAAGCAAAAATTTAAGAAGGAATGTGATACATGTAAGAAAGACTTTCGCCCTGCATTTAAGACTCATTTGAAGTGTGATTCTTGTTTTGTGAAAGCTAATGAGAGTCATGCTATGAAAGAGAAAGAGGAATTTATTAAGAATACACCTATTTCTAAGGAAAAATTTGATATAAATAAAGATGCTATGGATTCTATTGAAAAAGTTAATAAAGCTATAAAGAACAATGAAAAGAATGCTCGTAGAAAACAAAGGAGGAAAGAAGCTAAAGAAAAGAAGCAATCACAATCTGGAACTAGATTGGGAGTAGATAAACCTTATATAAATTATGACCAAGACCCAGAATATGATCATGAAAAAGATGAGAAATATCGTCAGGAACATGATGAGGATGAATTAACGGATAGGCAAAGACAATATGACCTCTATGTACATGGTCAGATAATTGATGAATACGGGTCTGTTACTAATTTTATTTCTCAAAATGATTTATATGATCTAACTGATTATGATGGAAACGTCTATGAGGATGAGTATGAATGTGCTTATGCCTGTATGAGAGATTTAAATCAGAGAGATGGTTCTGCTAAAAAATGGAATAATGACTATAAGAATAATAAGTCATACCATCAAGAAGTTGATCAGGATTTCTGGCATGGTAAAGGTAAAGGAGGAAGAATGATTAAAGGAGCTAATCAATGGGTCAACACACAAGATTGGAAACAAGTTAAGAGATTTAATTGGGAACACCATTCATCTGCTAATTATCATAGGTTAATGCATGAAATGGCACTTTATTTGAAAGATAAAGGTTCCAAGGTTTTTGTACCAACTGTAAAAGAAGTCAAAGGTAAGAGAATTATTGAATTTGATAAGAAAGCCAAAGAGAAGAGAGTTGCCGAAAGGAAGAAATTATCTTCGCAAATTCGATTAGCCAAGAAAGGTAATAAAGAGTCTCATGCTAAGATAGCCAATAAGTTGTCTGAGAACATTGTAGCAGTGTTGAATTCAGATAAGTATATGGTTGCTCATGGGGTTTTGATAAGTCCTAAGTTTGTGTTAGGTTGCGTACACTATGGTAAAGTAAATTTTATCAGTCAATCTTTAGGAAGAACTAGTACTAGAGTTGTCCCAATTATAAAAGTAACCAATTTACAAGGACCCTCATTTGATCAATTATGCCTATATGAATTGGAGAGTAACATCTCCTATCAAACCTGCAAGATGGTTGCTCATACAGGAACAGTTGACGGTGTAGTCTTTGGAGGTGATACCCATAAGTATTTACAATTATCCTCGATAACAAAGGATAATGCAGGTTTTTTGAGATGGAATGGTGATTCTGTTAAAGGAGATTGCGGTGGCATGATTCTTAATTCGAATGGCCAATTGATAGGAATTCATGCGGGGAAAGATGTTTCTAGCTCTGTTACCAAAGGATTATTTGGACTACCTATTCTATCTGAACATATTGATTTTTTTAGAAATAAAGGAGTTACAGCTTTCTAAGTGTCCCAGCTTATCCTCCTCTTCAGGTGATGAATAAGAAACCGAAGTTTTCTTTTGACCATATAGAGTTTTATGGCTCATTAGGGAACAGAAAGTTCAATGCTTATTCTCAGTATACTGGGGAGATGTCAGATTTAGTTGAAGTAATGCTACACTCACAATTGGGTGATGGTTATGAAATAGCTAAATTGGGTAAGTTGGATGATTTTATTGAAAGATTTAGAAAGTATGACGTACCACACCCCGAATTGAATTATGATTTAGCTGAAAAAGCTATTGACACTTTCTTTTCGCATATAACAACATGTGGTGTGCTATCTTATGAAGAAGCTTTTGAAAGTTTGGATTTGTCGAAATCCATAGGTATGGGAGCCAAGGAAGGTAAAATTTTCTCTAGGAGAGATCCCCTCATACATAATTATTTTAAAGGGTACATTGATATTGCATCAAAACAAAATGTATTTTGTCTAATAAATGGTAGTCAGAAAGATGAAGTCAGAGTTAAGGGAAAGACTCCTAGGTTTTTTACTTCATTTCCACCAGAGCACACATTAACTGCTACTATGACCATGGGAGAATTTTTTAGGCAATTCGTTCATAACTCCTTTGCAAATGTTGGATTACCATCAGCCGTAGGAGACCCTATGCAAAGTGGAGCTATGGCTTATTATAAGGAGCAACTTGAGAGATTTCCACATTGGTATTGTACTGATACTAGTGCTCAAGACTCGTCTGTTTCAGCACAATTCATTGATTTGGTTTATAACAAGATTAAGGAGAAGATTGCTTTTCCTGATGAAAGTTATGAATTCTTATTTGAAAACGTTAGATTTAATTCGATTAACAAGTTAATTAATGTTAATGGTGAACTTTATGTATGTCCAAGGGGTTTAGGTTCTGGGGACTATTTAACCATCGTTATTAATATTTTATGGCGTTATTATATGATACTTGAGAATTACCAATACAATCTCAATACTATTTTACTCGATAATGTTATTATTATTAATGGTGATGATTTAGTTATGTCTTCTAGATATTCAGATTTGAACTTAAGTTC